AAAGCGGACACGCAATGTTATCACGTATCCGCTTCCTAGCACCTCCAACAGGTCAAGTCTAATTGTACTCAGGCAATCAAAGTAGCACTGTGCGCCAAACGAACCAACGAACCAAAAAAAGTGAGCACAGTTTTGTTGTTAATCATTTCAGTGAGTGCCGCCATGTACTCTTCCATGGTGTGTTCATCAACGTCCTTCGGCTCCACAAAACAAGTCAAGGCCAGCAGGTCAAGCGTCTCTGACGGGTTTTTCTCAAAAATAGCATCAAAGATAGCAGACAGGTTTTTCAGTCCCTGTTCGTGGACAAGTTCTTTTCTCTTTGCCACATCCACATCGTCCGGAATGTCAGGCAGATTCTTTCGGATTCCCATAATATCAGTGACTGTCAGCCACTTTTCAGCTGTCTTTTTGATTCTCAGCGTCTGAACCATGAACTCTCTGGGTTTGCACGTTGCCAGATTCTTCATCATCCTTCACCGCCCTCTGCATCCTCAAACGGATCAAAGTCGTAGAACTCCATGGGCATGGTGTCCTGCGCCTTGATGGAAACGTGTCCGGTCAAAGTTACACCAGACGTTCCCTTTCCGTTCTTCGTGGACTGGATGTTCAGGCCACCAGTGGAAAGAGCATTCATCAGACGGACAGCAAATGCACCGCCGTTAGCCTTATCTCCTACCCACCAAACGTCGCTAAAGTCGGACAGGTCAGTTTTGAGGTTGCGACGGGGAACAATCTTCGTGAATCCCGCACCAGTCGTTTCGTCAGCTGCACCCAGCGCCCATTTAGTGTTAGCGGCATTGAATTTAAGGCTGGTGAAGGACATGGTGCAATTCCAGCCGTCCAGGTGCTTGAACTCCATCATGTTGTTCGGAACATTATCAACATCTTCTCCGAAGTCCGAAAACGTAGGTTCACAGACCGGGTTAATGCCGCCGCTTGTGGTTGCGATAATATCAGCACTTTCCGGTTTTACCGGGTTTGCCGGGTCAAAGGTGCTCAGCAAAACACCAGCGTCAAGCTGGAGAGCATCAAACGCATCTTCGGCGATCTGTGTAAATCTACCCATATGCTTATCTCCCTTCTTAGGCGGTAAGATAATCCGCCTCAACGTTCAGATAATATCTTCTGATTGCAGTATCTTCGTCATTGATTCGCTGTGCAAACGGCGTTCCACGTTTTAACCAGAGGTAGCCGCCATCACAGGGCAATACTTCACCACCGGGGCCCAGTCGGTTAAAAATCTCGTACATCTTGACGGTGATTTCAGCCCACGAATTAGACCGATACCAGATAGACGCAGACAACAGCACGGGTTCGCCAAACCCAGCCATAGACACGCTAAATGTGATTCTAGGCAACGGCGCAGTATCAGGGACGCTGCTTTCATCGTAGGCCGGAATCCCGAACGACTTCCAGAACGTCGCTAGTGTTTCCATACTATCCATCAACTAGGAATCTCCCATTCCTCAGCTTTGACTTGTCGCAAGTCCAGTGGGCTAACGCTAGGCGTGGAGTTTTCATCCTTACTGGTCACCCTGTACGTCTTTGACGGCTCATCAACCTCACGAAACACAGTGTGCCACGGCAATCGCAGAGTTTTGTCATAAGTAAGCGTATAGATGCCTTGCACGCCTTGTGCCTGTGCCTGTTGCGCCCGAATGCTATCATCTAACTTTAAGACCGCGTCAAAGGTCGCACCGGGTGTGTATGTGTCAATATAGCCGCCGTATTTGTCATCCACCGTAACGTGGTTCATAATCTGGAAGTTTTTGTAACCTTCTTGAGTTGTCAAAAAGTACGGTAAACTCATGGCAAGCTCAGCCTCCTATACCTGTTAAGTTTGGTGCGGAATTGGTCTTGCCACGTCCAGCCGCTAGAACTGCCAGAACCACCGCCGGATGCCTTTGTGTAAGAGTACCCGCCGAAACTCTCTGACTGGTACGGACTGGAAAGCGTTTCAGCGTTCTTCTCGTTCCATGCGTCAATCTCTTCTGACAGTGCTATAACGTCTTCAGGCACAGCCATAGCCCAAATAGCACCGTCAAAGGTTTCGTCTGTTAGGCCATCAGCAGGGTACTTATATACCCCATCATTCAGCACGCTCCCGGCAATACGGAAATACTGCCCATCAATCAGAAAAGGGAGTGAAATGTTGCCCCCGCTGATTGTGTAAGTGCCTGAGTGAATATCTTTTTCTCTATCCCTCAAGAAATAGTTTCGGATTTCGCCGCACAATTCGGATAGCAACATCTCACCCCCGATTCAGCTTTAGTTCTCGTTTTTGCGCTTGCGTCCCCGGTGTGCGATTTTTTCAATCAGAGGACGGCCAATCTTGTTTGCGTTGCTTGAAAGTTCTTCCAGCCTTTCATCCGTAGGCTCATAGCCGGGGCGGGGGAACGTGTCCCCCTTACGATACACCCGGTTATTGTCTCGCAGGTCAGCAAATGTGAACACCACAGCATATTCAGCCATGATTAAGCACCAGGAGTGATGTTAATGACTGCGATGCCGTCCAGGTACTCCGCAAACAGGCCCAGACCAGACAGCATGACCATTTCGGACACGGCACGATTATGGACGCTATCAATGTCAACGCCAATCAGGTTAGTCTCACCGTCAGTAACGAAGTTGAACCCGGCCTTGTTGAAATCGTTGTCGGAAACGTCGATGTAGTACAGCACAATGTTCTCGGCGGGAGTTGCCACGATAGTACCAGAGGGGATCTTAGCGGTCAGAAACAGTTTAGAAACGCCCATGAAGTCCTTGATGTAGTCCATGCCAAACTCGCGCTGAACGCTAATGTTTGCAGCGCCAAGATACCGATAAGCGTCCAGAGTGTTGCAAAATGCAATAATCTGGGAGTAACCCCGGTTCATGCTCTCAAACTTGTTCGCGACCTGGCCAACAGCCTCTGCCAGCGCAGACTGGAAATCAGCGGTGGTTTCGGTGGACTTCAGAGTGCCAGTCTGCATGAAATTTGCAAAGTTGGTGACGATTTTATTCTCCATCTTGTAGAGCATATCGTCATCGGCGGCCTGAACAGCTGCATCATAGCCACGCTTAGCGATAGACTCAATAGACACACCGACAGACTGCTTATCCCACTCGATGGTACCGAGGTCAACTTCCTTGTAGTCCACCTTGTTGTAGGGGATCTCGTCACCCTCTGCAACAGCGGTAGTATTCAGCGTAACTTCTGCGGTTCTTGCAGTCAGTTTAGTGCCGGGCGCCTTCCGCTCCATACGGATAGAACCCATCATCTCGGTCAGCAGGTGAATCTCACGGGTGAACCGGGACACAAAGTCCACAGCACGAACCGCAACCATGTTAGGCTGCGTAGTTACAACAGTATTAGTTTTTGCAGGCATTCAAATAGCCCCTTTCTTTTATTTTAGACTTTGATGCCAAACAAATCGGGGTTTTCTGCAATCGCTTTCTGCCGCTGTGCGGTGTTTTTGATTGCCATAATCTCCGCTTTTGTCGGCTTTGTTTCTCCACCATTTGCAGGCGGATTCGCAGTGTGTGCGCCCCTTGTGGTGTCCTTTACCACCAGACCGGAAAACTCGCCACTTACAAGTGCATCAAGGGTGCTTGCGTCCTTAATCTTGCCGTTTTCGTCAAGTTCAATTCCTGCAATTTCGTCCCGTGCGCCTCTCATAGCAATAGCCAGGTTTCCACCGGTGATTTTTTTGCCCTCAAAGTACGCTTTCACGGCGTTTTCTTTCGCCGCTTTGGTCGCTTTGGCATCCTGTTCGGTCTTGTAGTCCGCAAAGGCTTTCTTCTCTTTTTCAAGGTCAGCACTAGCCTTTTCAAACTTAGACTTCCAGTCAGATTCAGCGCCATGTTTAGCCTTCAGACCGTCCAATTCCTTCTGCACGGTTTCCAGCTTTGCAGATTTTTCCTCTGCCGTTCTCAGTTTGTCTTTGTAACTTTCGACGGTTTCGGTGTGCATCTCGATGATGCTGTCAATCTGCTCTTCGGTCAGTCCCATTGCTTTGAGACTCTTTCGGCTCATTGCCATATGTGTCAATCTCCTTTACTTCGGGGGCGTTACCTTGCCCTTTGATTGCATACAAAACAAAAAGAGTGGTCAACCGGCTACAAAATGTAGTCAGCTAACCACTCTCGGTTCTTCCCGCTCAACGCTTAGAGCAGGGGAAATATTTAGTTTTGCACGGTGGAAAACTGTTGCAATCCACCGCACAGCATGGGTTATCTCAAGTCTCAGTGGTGCAACCCATAAACCACCACCAACGGCTAGGCCGTCATAGCAAGCCTATTTGATTGTTTCCCTCTTCACCCGCACAACCTTCACCCCATCCTTGACGGGTATGATTTCCACTCTCTCACCCTTTGCAAGAGTGTTCTCAATGGCCTTGATTGTGTGGGATTCAAGTTTAACTTGCTTCATAGTTTATTTTACCATATGTTTGTCGGTGTGTCAACATATTTTTATGCGTTCTCTAAACTATCTTTCACAATACCTTTATATTGGTCGTTGTGCTCTGTTGCCGCCTTTTGCAGGAAGTGAATCGGCTTGATGCCTCTGGTATAGTGCCAGTTGCCTTTATCGTCTTTGTATCTCCACGGGCTTTGTCTTCCCTGCCCGTCAGAGGCATAAACACCCGTTCCTATCTCATGCCAAATCCCGTATTCGACATTTGTTCCAACGGCTGTGAAATCTTCTCCCTCAGAGTGTGTAATGCTTTTTAGCAATCTGCCAGTGTCAACCCGGCCAGCGTTCAGTATGTTGTTTTTTGCGTGTCCCTCTGCGGCCTCTCCAATGCTCCACAGCGCTCTTTCTATCGCATTTTCAAGCGCCGCCCGGACTTCATCGGAGTTGTCTGTGATTTCGATTTCTACGCCTAGGCTGTGGTTTACTACTGTCCTGCTCATAAGAATTTCACCTTGATTTTTCCTCTTTTTTCTGGCGGCAAAATGGACTTGAATCCCTTCACTACGTTCCTACGACTGCACCGGCAATTCCAGACGTTTTTACCGCTTGCGGACGGGTCGCCGGGGAACATTAGTTCCTCGCCGTCAACAATGAAAGGCCGGTCAATGGGTATAGATTTATCATCTGTCCCGTAGTCTGCGCCTGCGTCCATATGCGCCTCTCTGGTTCGTTCGTCTGCTACCGTCAACCAGCATTTTTCAAGCACAACGCCCTTTTCAGAGGCTTTCTCTGCTGTGTCTTGTCTTGCCTTGTTTTCCACAGTGGTCACAAACGTCCTCGCCGCTCTGATTGCGCTGTTGCGGTTTGCAACGCCCACGGATTGAAACCTTGAAGCAATCTCCGGTATACTCTCACCTTGACGGATTCCTTGCAACATTTCAGCGTTGATTTTGCGCATATTCCAGCGTTTATCCTTTGCCGGTTCAATTTTCCGCTGTGGAAAGTAGCTTTTATTCCCGGCAAAGGTTAGCTCTTTGACGGTCTGTTCGTTCGCCATTTCAAACGATATGGCATGACTGCACCCTCGTTCAATCTGACCGGCAGAAAAGTTGTAGTTTGTGACGTAGATTGACGGCAACTCGCCGTTGATATAGGCCGTTGCTATCTGGTTTGTATTCAGCAACATTTGAGCGGACTGTTCTTTCATTTTCGTCCAGTGTTTACCCTGAAATATTTTCGTCCGTCTCCAGCGCTGATACTCTTTTTCGTCCAGTTTCCCGGCCTCTACAAGCGCCCTTTTCTTTTCGTCCATCTCCTTGAACTGCTCGAAAAAAATGTTTGCTTTTTCATTCAGTTCATTGTTTGTCCTAGAGTAAATGGCCGACAAATGCCGCTCCATATGCTCCAGTCGCTTGTCTGTCGCTTTTCGTGCCTTGTCAGCCATTGTTTACCCTCTTTCAGTTGTCCATCAATCCGCACGGCTGGAATTCTTTGCACTCATGGAAGTACTTGCACTGTGGTACAAGGAACTCCTCAAACTCCGGTGCAACCTTTACCACAGCCTCTACAATCTCACGCATGACCCTTTGTGTTGCCGGATCAGCCTTTCCACACAGCCGCTTTCTTGCCATCTGCATGAGCGCCTGAGCGTTGCAGTCCATCACATGGGTTACAGTTGCCGACTGTGGTGCCGTGAGTCGGTCGTACTTGTCTTGTCGGTCGTTTCGCTGGCTGCTCACGTAGTGTTCTACTCCGTACTTGTGGCGGCAAAAATGCACCGACACATAATAGGGCACGTCCATGCGGATTGTAAACATTAACGTACGGATAGGTGAGTGCTCACAGCGCAGAATCTTCTTTCGCCATTCAGTGTTTGCCGTCAAAGCGTGCTTCTTCCCGCTTGTGCTGATTGCCAGCAGTTTGCACCGCAACCAATCCTCTTCTGTTGGATATCGCAGAATCTCTACCATTGTCAGCCCTCCAATGCAATCACAGTGTAGCCCTTTTGGTGCTTGATTGTCAGTCGTTTAGAAATCACACCGTTCAGCTCATTTACACGGCTTACACCAACACCTGGAATATAACAGTCTCTTTTAATGACGGCGTACAAATCGCTCTCATTGTAAATCCCACAGTATTCAAGGCTCTTTCTGAGAGGCGTAGAAAACTGCAACAGCCAATCCCCGTGATTCTCTCTGATTGCTTTTTCCTCTTCCCGCTTCTTCTTTGTCCGATTGTAGGAGTTTAGCACGGCCCGGCCAGTCATGCCAAACTTAGCGCCCACTTTTCTGGGGTCTGCGCCCAACTCCATCAACTCAAAGATAGCGTCATTCAGTTCCCTGTTCTCCTGCATTTTCTTCTTCCCCAACTGCCCCGAATCGCTCAACCTCTGCGGCTAAAACCTGCTCTAGCACTTCGTCCGCCTTGTCTGTGTCGCCCAGAATCTCCAAAATTTTTCTTGTAATGTACTCAGGGGACAGGTACTCTCCAGCAGACAACAGCGTCTGAATCTGCTCCTGCTGATTTACAATCAAAGACCGGGTATATGTCGGAGCGTCCTCGATGCCAATCAACTGCAACAGATTTTCAATAAACTCCGTGACCTGTCCCTCGAAAAGGTCTGCCTTGCTGTTCAGCGGTTCATACGCTGCCTTAATCTGAGTAGCGGTCGCAGCACCTCCAGCAATGCTCTTAACATCCAACGCCATGAAATCATCAAACAACTGACTTCTCAGCCGTTCCAGTGCGGTTTCGTTGGCCGCAAACGGCGCCTCCACACTGTGAGCCTCAACGCTTGCGCCCTCGCCGTCACCGTCAGCATGGACAACGTGAGTCATCTTCAGCTGTTCGATAAACCGTTCATCGTCCGCTGAGTCCATGCCACCGCAATTTTTCAGCACCCAGTAAATGAGGTTCCCATCATCCACGTTATTCACCAGAGCACTTGCCATCAAGTCGTAAGCGTCCAACGTTTCACGGTTGCCCACGATTTCGCTCTGACGGTTGACATTAAACATTGGAATCACGGGGAATCCAGGATAGTTTCCACCGTCAAAGATTTCCGTCCCCGTCGCCTCAGAATATCGTTCAATCTGCTTGTAAGAGCGTTTCGGCTCCATGATAGTGATTTCTTCACCCCTGCGGCGGATGTACTCTGTATAGCCGTCTATTTCGTACAGCGTAGCCCTCAGTGGTCTATCGTTTGCAATCTGCCAGAATCTAATTCCAGCCATCAGAGCACCGTTCTCTTCATCGTACAGGGGGACGAACTCATCCACGCCGAACACTTCCAGATGGTCAAGGTTCCAAAATCCGTATGACACACCGCCATTGACGGCCTTTGTCGCAAGTTTCTGAATCGCCCGGTCAAAGTTCTTGCCTAGTTTGTCCTGAGTGGAATCATCGTTGAAGGAAACACCATTCCCAAGAAGAAACTGAACCGACTGCACAACAAAGTAGAAGTAATACCGACAAGGAATCTTATTATTAGCGCTCCAAATGTCCGGCACGGCTCTACCCATAGCGTTGTACACAAACTTTTGCGCCCTCATAATCGTAGGGTTCAGGTGCTTGTAATACAACTCAGCGTCTACCGCCGTTTTATACAGGTCACTGCTCTTGTGGTCAGCAATAGCGGAAAGAATAAACTGTGATCTTTCCTGCTCGTTCTTCCCCAACTTGATTAAATCCTGATAGGTGTATATGTCAGTCACCGTCCTTCTTTTCCCAGCGCTCGCACCCGTCCTCTTCACCCACGAAGTCTGCGCAGTGTTCGCTTTCTCCGTTACAGCACACCGAAACAAACGGGCCGGAGTAGTATTCGCAGGTGGTGCAGGTTTTATTCATCCCCATACCGGATTATACCTCGTTTTCCTCTTTGGCAGATACTCATAAACTCCCGTTGTAGCATCCTGAGCGTCATCGTGTGCGTTCTTTCCTATGCGCTGATAGCGTATCATATCTCTGTAATATTCCGGCCAGCGGATGTGCCAGTCAGAAGGAAATAACACGTTATTCATCACGCCTGTGGATCCTGTCAAAATACGGCTATTTTTATTCTTCGTTTGGGTGAAGAAAATATATCTAGTAATATTATTACTGTATTTTTCAGCCGCTATTCTCTTGACGTTTCGACCGAATCCTCTGCCGCCATTATTGCTCTCAATCCTTGCCTTGTTTACTTTGAAGTCAGTAAACCTCTGTGCAAGTAAAGCCTCTGTGACTTCCATGCCTTCCTGAGTATAAACCACGTCAAGAACATATGCCTTTCCGTCCTTCACGCCGTAGATAACAGAGCAAAGATAGTCGTCACCTTGGTCTGCTGTGTCGGTGTAACTCTCCACGCTTTCAAGGTCTTTCGGCGTTTCCTCATAGGTCTGCAACTCAGTGTAAAGCCGTCCGGTTATATCAATCGGGCTTTGATTGTAGTTCGCTTCTACAATATCCTTGCCAATATCGCCATTCAAAATATCCTGATACTGCTGATAGTTCAGAATATCATCACACAACATTTTTTTACCGTCAAATGCCTTGTAGCAAATCAGTCTATACGGTTTCTTCTGACGGTCTAGGCTATCCATCACACGGCCTGCAAGGTCATCTGTTGCCCATCGTGTCATAATGATTATAACCTTGCGCTTTCCTTCACGTCTGGACAACATAGTGTTGTTATACCAGCTATAATGCTGTTCCTTTATGTTGTCGTTTCGTGCTTCGTAGGCGTTTTTTATAACGTCATCAATCAGAATCAGGTCAGCGCCGAAGCCCGTCACGGTTCCACTAGGAGACGTTGCAAGATAGCTGTTTGTGTCATTTCCGACAATTCCCCACAAGTTCGCCGCAGCGTCTCCACGCTTTACAACAGTATCAGGAAAAACATCATGGTATACGATATTCCCATCACCTGATTGCTCTTGAATCTTGTTTCTGACGGCCTTAGAAAACGTAGTGGACAAGGTTTCATTGTATGAGCCTGTGACTATTTTATCTTTTCTGTACTTGCCTAAAACCCACTGAACAAAGAGCGTTGCTGTACGGCTTTTTCCGTGACGTGGTGGTTCATTGTCTATTAAAAACTCTTCTTCACTTTCATAGAATGATTGATAAGTGTTACACTTTTCTTTAAGATAGTCCCGTCCTTCCATGTAGAAATCCGGTGCCATCAACTTGCAATACTCCCAGAACTCACGCCTGGCAAGTTCACAGCGTAGAGCATCCCTATACTTCATCGTCAAGCATTTCTTTTATCTGCTCAGTGGTAAACTGTGACATATCAATAACAGTTTGTGTTGCTTCCACTTTCTCTGTGGGGCGCTCGCCTATCGTGTCCCGGATTACCTCAAAGGCTTTGGTAACGCTTCCGGCTTTGTTTCCGTTCAAGGCTTCGCCAATCAACGCAAGAGAAAGCCTTTCTTGAATGTCGCCATCAGATAGCAACGCTAAAAGCTCTTCTCTGAGGGTCTTTCTAGCCCTTCTAACCTCTGCTGAGCGCTTTCCACCAGCTCTAGCTATAGCAACTCTCTCTTCCTTTGTTC